AGCAAAAATCTCTGGAAAACAGGATTTAATATCGCTGTACGTACAGAGATAGTCCGTAAGATGAAGGATACTAAAAAGAATAACGGCATACATAAATGGATGAGTAATTATGTCAAAGATAAATACATTGATCAAACTATCTATCCATGTGTGGCCACAACAGGAGCCAATACGGTAAGTCTTAACCGCAGGAGACATTTTAACAATCCCCGTCCTCCCTTTAAAAAAACCGTTAAGACTATCCGGAATATAGGACTTCCCGAAGATATTGTCAAGCGGTTGATCGGGAATAATACAATATCGCCTCTTGAGATACACAGGGCGCAGGAAAAAGTAGAGGTGGAATTTCTGAAAAGTTATTGCAGGCTTTATAAGATAGGAGATATAAAAAGGATTCCCCGACTGGCAAGCGAAAGACTTTTAAAGAAAGGACATATAAGAATATTAAGCGAACCGCAAATTGAACCGGTAAATGTCGAATTATGAAAATAGAAATTATCACGGATATAACTATCGAGCCCATCACTCTTGAAGAAGTTAAAGAAGCCCTGAAGGTATCGGGCACCGGACATGATACCGAACTGGAACGCCAGATCACCGATGCCAGGAAATATATTGAACAGGCTATTGATACGAGTGTTTCGGAACGTGAGATAAAAGTTACTTCTGAGGGCGAGCTTGAGGAATGGGAGCTACCGTTTGGACCTGTAAGTGATCTGACCGAGAGCACCGATGATGATGATAATTATGTATATGAATATACTGGTGGTTATTCTGAGTGCCCGGCACATATCAAAAGACTTATAACCGATTATATCAAATATAAGTACGATATAGATGATGAAGCAAGAGAATTACCCAATAGCATCAGGGGGCAGATTAAATTATTAACAAGACAACCGGGATTATGAAATTGCAGGATAAACTGATATTATATGAGCGTGAAAGCGAATCTGATGGTGCCGGGGGACAGACTCCGGGAGATCTGACCGCGATTACAGAATTATGGGGTAATGTCAAACCTCTCTCCGGTATGATAGCGATGACCTTTCAGCAGTTGAACGGATCGCAGGGATATGAAGTGATTATCAGAACTGATTTTGATTTTGCACCGGATCGTAAATATATGATTGGTTATCAGGGTATTTATGGTGAACAGACAATGCTTGTTCATTCAGTTGAGATAGGAAAATATTATACTAAAGTAATATGTAAAAGTGAAAATAAACTTCCAGTTCAAGCCAGCTGATTTTTCCAGGACAATGAAAAATCTTCGTGACGACTATGAGAAAGAGATAACCGAGGCGATAGCTATGGCTACCAAACAGACAAGCTATGAGGCTAAAAGGGAAGTGCCTGTTAATAAGGCGGGATTGAAATCAAGTATTCATACACTTATCAATCCAATGCGGGGCGAAATAGAAGTTAGGGCCGAATATGCACCTTTTGTCGAATTTGGAACCGGAAGTGGAGTAAGTGTACCTGCGGAGCTTACTGATTATGCCATACAATTTGAAGGTCGGGGATTCACGGGGCGATTACCTGTTTTCATTGAAAAGGTAGGCTGGCGGATGGTGCAGTTTCCTGTAAGTCATAGAGCAAGACCGTTTCTGTGGCCTGCTTTTGTGAATAACAGGGAGAAATTTGTACATGATATGCAGAGAAGGATTGATAAAATAGCAAACAGGGACTGGCGATGAAGGATTGTTTTTATCAATATAGAAAAGGACTTTACGAAGCATTAAGTACACTAATTTATGAAGGATCAGCTATTTCCGTTGTTGAATATGGCGAGGCAGAAAAGGCAACACCATTCATTGAGATACTTAATATGAATTCTTCTCTGGAAAGAGATGATGATGTTTTCATGCAGGCAGTAACAACAGATATAATGGTGGTCACCTCGCATCAGGGTGATCCGGGGCAATTTGGTAGCAAGCAATCGGATGATATAATGAACCTGATAATGGAGAAACTAATAACAAAAGGGGTTACCGTATCGGATAGGGCTGCTCATATAGTGATGGATGATTTTGAAGATGCCGGATGTTATTTTGTGGCACTTAATTACCAATCTGAATTTGATGGAATAAAAACGACAATACGGAAAATATTGACAGTACAAACAATGATAGATGAGAATGTTTAATTAAAATTTAATAAAATGGCAAAAATTAAAGGTAACAATGTAAGACTTTATTTGGGATCTGATCTTCTGGCTCACACATCAGAAGTATCAATAAATTTCGATACCGGGATTGAAGATGTAACTGATGCTGATAGTGGCAATTGGGTTGAAAATTTACCTACGCTTAATTCATGGAATGTTGATATTGTTGCGTGGTATAATAATGCTGTAGCTTCCGGAGCCGATTTTAATGATGTCATGGATGCTTACCTGAATCAATCAGAGCTTACACTTGTTTGTGAACTTGAAGTAGGTGTTGAATTTTCAGGACTTGGTTATCTGACTAATCTTAATCCAAGCGGTGGTACAGGAGCAGCCTATGTTAAGTTTACAGCAGGATTTATTGGCACAGGTGAGATATCATGATAGTTGAGATTAAAAGGAGATTCCGGATAGTCGGTTTTCGCTTTGATGCTATGGCTGCATTATTGATGTGTCAGCAACACAAAGCAGAGCTGGATGAGCTGGATAAAATACCCAAAGATGATTATTTACCATCATGGATATGGTCGGCTCATCGCTCATATTGTATGCTGAACTATAAAAAGCCCGGATATACGTATGAGCAGATGAAGAAATTTATTGATGCAATGCGTAAATCCGAATGGGATAAGTTATTGAAAGCTATGAATTCTGTTAAGGCTCCCGCGGATGGTAAAAAAAAAGTTTAACATGGGAAGAGCTTTTTATCGAAGGATGGCAGGCAGGCGTAAATGAAGATGAGTTATTGAGATTATCATTTATTCAGATTCATAGATTATTTGAATCTTACAGATTGAAAGATGAAGAACGATTACGGAAATTCCGATTAATAGCTTATGAAATATGGCGCAAAGGAACCAAGAATCCTCCGGATATAAATGTATATATGCCAATAGATAAAACAGAAAGCGTTGAGATGACAAAGGAAGAACTGGATAGGATATGGGCTAAATATGGTAAACTAAAAAGAAACTGATGCCTGAAAAAGAATTTAAAGCGGTATATTCTGCGGATGATAGAGATTTTAAGAAAAAATCTGAGGCTGTAGCAAAGAAAGGCGATTGGCTTAGTAAGAAATTAAAAACAGCAGGAGCTTATATTGCCGGGGCTTTTGCATTTGGCAAAATTGCTCAGGGTATAAAAAGTCTTATAAAGGCAAATGCTGATTTTGAAAAATCACTTGCCAGTCTCAGTGCTATCACCGGGGCAACGGGAAAGGATCTTGAATTTTATGGCAAGGCAGCCAGGGAAATAGGCAAAACATCTACCTATGCAGCCGATGAGGCTGTTAAGGCATTTGAACTCATGGGATCTGCTCGTCCCGAACTCCTGAAAAATAAAGAAGCTCTGGCTGCAGTAACCAAAGAAGCCATTGTACTTGCCGAAGCATCCGGGCTTGATCTTACCACTGCTACTCTTTCGCTTGCTAAAGCGATGAACCAGTTTAATGTTCCTGCCTCGGAAGCCGGGAGGGTCATTAATGTACTTGCAGCAGGTAGTAAGGCAGGTGCCGAAGCTATTCCGGGTCTTGCCGATGCAATAAAAAGCATGGGTACGGCTGCCAACATGGCGAATATATCTCTTGAGCAATCGGTGGGGATGATTGAGACACTTGCAGAAAAAGGACTTGTCGGAGCTGAATCAGGTGTTATGCTTCGTAATGTTATTCTAATGCTGCAGGCAGAAGCAGATAAATTCAATCCCAAGGTGGTAGGTATGAATACAGCACTGGATAATCTTGCAGATGCAAACTTATCAGCAGCAGAATTAACGAAAATGTTCGGCATAAGAAATCAGCAGGCAGCAGCTATTCTTATTGAAAACAGGGAGGTAATAAAGAAATATACCAATGCGGTTACGGGGACGAATGTTGCTTATGAACAACAGGCTATTTTATTGGATACTGTTGAGGCAAAATGGAAAATATTTAAAAATACTTTAGCTGATTCAACTATTCGTGGTGAAAAATTTACCACTTCCCTGAAAAATATTCTCACATCATTGACTGATCTTATCGGAGGATTACAGAAAGTTACTAAAGCAGAAACCCTGAAATGGTGGGAGAGACTTGCTATCCAGGTAAATCAGATTATCCCCAATGGCGTAAAATTCACAAAAGAACAGATTGATGCATTAACAACCACACAAGATAAAGCTTCGGATAGTGTAAGTGATTTAAGTGAGGGGCTTGATGAATTAAGTGAAAATATTGGTGATGGAACTGAAACGATAAAGAAACAAAT